AGAATCAAGTGCTATTAATGAATCAGATATGATACCATTTGTTGATTCGGCAAATGAATTAACTAAAAAAGCACAATTTAAAGATTTATTAAATGCTATTGTTCCTAAAAATGCTGGAGCACATAATTCAGTTTATAGGGGAAGAAATATCACAGATTTATTTACTAGTGGAGAATTGTCAGCACGAGTTGCTGCAGAAACTTTTGACGACATATTCGTTGGTGATTATATTATAGGAAGTGTAAGTAATAGAAAATATATTGTTGCAGATATTAATTACCGAAAAGGATGTGGAGACACAGAATGTACTACACCACATATACTTATGATCCCTGAAAAATGTATGGGATCTGAAAAAATGAACGACTCAAATGTAACAACAGGTGCATATACAGGAAGTGCAATGTACACTACAAATCTTGCAGCATATAAAACTATAATTCAAAATGACTTTGGAGCAAATCATATATTACAACACAGAACATATTTACCAAATGCAGTAACAAATGGATATGAGAGTGCTGGTGCTTGGGTAGATAGTACAGTTGAATTAATGAATGAATTAATGGTATATGGATCTAATATATTCCATAATGCAATGTCAGGAACTAATGTACCAACTGGAAATATTACAATAGACAAAACTCAATTATCATTATTCAGATTAGACAAAACAAAAATACTTGCATTAGATGATTCAAACGCAAGAAAATCTTACTGGTTGAGGGATGTCGTTTCTGCGTCGCTCTTCGCTCTTGTTTACTACAACGGTCTTACGTTCAACAACAACGCTTCCAACTCTCTTGGTGTGCGTCCGGCTTTCTTAATCTATTAATCATACATCAGCTAGGGCTTGTCCCTAGCGGTATGTAAGGAAGGAGAAAGTTTGATTAGCAATGTCAGATATAAAAAAGAGTGAACGAACAGAAAGTAGATTACAAACTGTTCACAATGCATATAAAATTAGAACTGCAGTTACAAAACTTGCAGAGAATAATTTTTATTTTGACTTGAATAAGATTAATGAAGTAGTAGAACAAAACACGAAAAATATAGTAGATGAAAAACTAAAAGAAAAAGCAAAAAAAAGGATCTACCAATATTTCAATAATCAAATTTCAAGAATGACTAATAAAATTATAAATAGTGCTTGTGAAATAAATGAACATTTACGAATAGCAAATACAATATTCCCTGTATATATGTCTGAATATGAAGAAAGACGTATTGAATTAGATAGAGCAATGAGTTGTTGTAATGTTCTTCAAGATGAACTTCAATATGCAGGAGAATGTTTATATGCTGATCTTAATAAATATACTACTCTTGTCATGGAAATTCAAAAAGAATTTAACATGATAAAAAAACTCAGACAAACTGACAATAGATTTCTTAAAGATATAAAAAAATAAATACAAGTGGGGTAATCTTTATATGTCGTTTCTGCGTCGAACTTCGCTAATGTTAACAACAACGGTAATACGAACAACAACAACGCTTCCAACTCTAATGGTGTGCGTCCGGATTTCACTACTATACAAATTTTATATGGACTATGATTCCATCAGTAATAGTATGGGAAAGAGAAAGGAAAGGTTATCCCTTCATTTAGAAAAAACTGAATGATAAATGCTAATCATTATGCAGTTAGTTACGACTATTACTGCTATAAAAGTGATTTTTTATGAATAAATTTTATGATGCTAATCTAATTTATAAAGCAGGAACAAAAGCTATTGCTGGTGCTCCGTTCAAATATCAATCGCAACTTTTTGAAATGAATCAGTTGTTAGAAACTGCACAAATTCAAAAAGCAATGATTGATAAAACTTATCGTCCACAAAAACGGAAGAAAGTTTATAATAAAAGAACGTGGCAAACGTAGAGATATTGTTACAAATATAATGGTTGACAAAACAGTTAACCATTTACTTTGTGATGAAATATTAAGCCCTGAAATATCTCCTTTTCTAATATATGATAATGGAGCAAGTCAGAAAAACAAAGGTGTTTCTTTCTGCAGAAAAAGATTAGAGGCACATTTGCATAAATATTATAGAGAACATAAAAGTAATAATGGATATATTCTTTTAATGGATTTTAGCGGTTATTATGCTAGTATTCCACATAAAGAATGCTTACAAGTTATGAACAATTTATTAAGAAATGTTAATAACGAAGATAGAATTATGAGTATGTGGATATTACAAAATATTTTTCAAGTATTCAAAATAGAAAGAAATGACACTAAAGGAGTTAATATAGGATCACAACCAAGTCAAAATATAGGCATTTCATATCCTAGCAGAATTGATAATTATATAAAAATTGTCAAGAGTTGCAAATATTATGGAAGATATACAGATGATAGTTATATAATTCATGAAAGTAAAGATTTTTTAAATCAAGTATTAAATGGAGTATTGGAAATTGCTAATAAATTAGGTTTAGTAATAAATCCTAAAAAAACTCATATTGCAAAAATTTCACAAACTTTTACATTTCTACAGATTAAATATTCAATAACTGAAACCGGAAGAATAATTAAAAGGATAAATTCAAAAGCTATTACACGAGAAAGAAGAAAATTAAAAGCATATAAAAGGTTATTAAATAATAAAAGAATAACCTATCAGGAAATTGAGAATATTTTTAAAGGTTGGATGGCAAGTAATTATAAAAATATGTCAATGCAACAAATTACGAATATGACTCAATTGTATTATAATTTATTTGAGGAGGTGCCAAAATGGAAAAATCATGGAAGATTACGTTGGCTGATGGAACACAACTTAAAAACTTAGGTTTAAATGGTAATAACTTTATATCAGAAGAGGAAATTACTGAAGATGTTTTCGAGGGTAATTTATCTTCTGTAAAAATTGAAGGAATAGAAGATGGAGAAAAAGTCAAACAAGAATATGAACACATGGAATTGATACATATTACTCATAATGAAGATGGATATTATTTTGCATTAAGAGAATTGTCTGAGGAAGAATTAAGAAATGAAAAAATACAAAGCAATTTAGATTATTTAGCAATGATGGTCGATGTCGACTTGGAGGAGGTGTAATCTAATGGGAGAACATAGTAAAAATTATGAAAAAGTAAAAAAATATTATGATGATGGAATGTGGAATAAAACAAAAGTACATAATGCAGTAAAAAAATGGATAACAAAAGAGGAGTACAAAGAAATAACAGGAGAAGATTACGAATAAACACCAATTTAGGTGTTATTTTTTTGTATTGAAACACGTGAAAGGAGGAAATTCCAAATGGAATTAGTAGAAATTATAAGATCCATATTTCAATATGGCGGAACACTGATAATGGCTGCATTATTCGTATGGGTTTTTATTCAAGATAAAACAAAAAACAATAAAATGTTAGAGGATAATACACAGATGCTTAAGGTTTTAACTGAAAGTAATAACAATATAGCAAAGTCGCTAGATATTATTGCGAATAATTTAGTTACAATTGATAGTAAGGTTGATAGGAACTATCAAGAAACACTAAAAGAAAGGAGTAAGCAATGAAACAAGCATGGAGTGATTTAAAAAGTTTTGTAACAATTGCTTTTACCTTTACAATTATAGCATTAGTATTGATTGTTGCAATAAAAGGCAACTGGGATATTTTTCAAATAGTATTTACATTGTTTTCTAATATAGCAACAGCAGTTTTTACATATTTCTTTACAAGGAAGACAAATGTCGAAAATACTACGGAAATTGAGACAACAAATGATACCAACCAAGAATAAAAAACGGCTTAAAATCGATTGTCGCAAGCCGTTTTTTTGTGATACCGGAAAAATTTTACGGTATTCTTAAAATACAGGAAGATCTTATATGTTTCTTCCTGTATTAATTTTTTATAAGGAGGTTTTAACCATGGAAGATGAAAAAGACATAGTTTTATCTGAAGAAATGACAGAAGAATTATCAAACGGAAAGGAGGAAAACGAAAATGATTAAATCAAGTTTAACTGATGTAGTAGTAGAAGCAAGTGCAAGTAATTATACTCAAGGAAGAAGAGGATATAAAGTATGCAAAATAACACCACATCACATGGCTGGTGTTTTATCTGCAGAAGCCTGCGGTAGAATATTCCAAAATGCAGGTAGACAAGCAAGTTCTAATTATGGGATTGGTAATGATGGTAAGATAGCTTGTTATGTTGGAGAAGAAAATAGAGCATGGACTTCTTCTAATAGAACAAATGACTGTCAAGCTATTACGATTGAAGTTTCAAATAGTTCTGTAGGTGGAGATTATCCTGTAAGTGCTGCAGCTTGGAATTCATTAGTAAGATTATGTGTAGATATTTGTAGAAGATACAATTTCCGTTTAACTTATGATGGAACACCTAATGGATCATTGACAAGACATAATATGTTCGCAAATACAAATTGTCCGGGAAAATATTTACAAGATAGATTCCCACAATTAGTAAAGGAAGTAAATGCACAATTAGATGGTGGAAGTGCACCAACACCAGCACCAACTCCAAGTGGAAGTAAATCAAATGAAGAACTTGCAAATGAGGTTATTGCTGGACAATGGGGCAACGGAGATGATCGTAAAAATAGATTAACTGCAGCAGGATATGATTATAATGCAGTTCAAAGTATAGTTAATCAAAAATTAAGTGGAAGCGGATCATCAAGTGCACCAAGTAAAAAATCAAATGAAACAATAGCACAAGAAGTAATAAACGGTGCTTGGGGTAATGGAGACGATCGTAAAAATAGATTAACTGCAGCAGGATATGATTATAATGCTATTCAATCAATAGTTAATCAAAAACTTGGAGCAGGATCAGGATCATCTTCAAATAGAAAATCAAATGAGACAATAGCAAATGAGGTTATAAGAGGAGACTGGGGTAATGGTCAAGACAGAAAAAATAGATTAACTGCAGCAGGATATGACTATAATGCTATTCAATCAATTGTTAATAGAAAATTAAGCTAAAAAGGGGGAGATTAAATTCTCCCTCTTTTATTGTATATTTTGTAATTTTTGTTGTATATTATATAATATATCAAATGCTTCTTTGCAAGTTGTGTTATTTAAGTCAATATTTTGTATTTTCCTAATAATATGCTCGTAAGAAACATTTTGATTAGAAGATGTTTGATTAGGTACAATCTCAAATTGTATATTATGTTCTGTTAATAAATTTGTGTATTTTTCAAGTGTAGCGACTGGAAATCCACATTTTATTATCTCAGGACTTAGATCAGTTAGTTTTAGACCGATTTCTTTTGAAACTAATCTTGCATCTTCGTTTAAAATATTATAAAAAATACCAACTCTAAATATGTATATTTTATCAGGATCTTTTTTCTTTAGTTCTTCATATTGCTTTTGTAGTTTGCTCATCATGACCACCTTTCTTTCTTTTATTTTTCTTTCTTGTAATAATATCTCCGAGGCTCACAATCAAATATTTCACACATACGATCTAGTGTTTCAAAATGAATACTAGTGGTCACATTATTCATTAAGTTAGTAAGTGATTGATAACTTCCTCCCATATTTTTTACAAACCAATATTTACTTTTCTTTTGTTTTTTTAGAATTTGCTCTACATTAATGCAAATCATTAAATCACCTCCTACAATAGATATTTTAGAACAAAGTGAGATTTATTTTAACTAGGTTTGAAATCAGTTCGCTTAAAAATAACTATTTTACAAATTAGGTATTAAGTGTTATAATTGCATCAGAAGAGGTGATGCAAATGACAAATGAAGATTTAAATAAAAGATTAGATTCATTAAATTTAATGATAGAACAAGAGAAATATGATAAAGCAAAAAATGAAATACAAAAAATCAAAGATGAATTATCAAAAGAAGAGGATCATGTAGCAGACTATATTGATGATTTAGTGGATGAACTTAAATAATGTCGTATTTTGTCGAATTATGTAATTTAGACACAATAAGGATTACAGAAGAAAATACCTATTCCCTAGCATAGTTACATTTATTAACATAATATGCTATAATATATATAGAGATATCTCTTATAGATTTTATAAAGGGGAGGATATAAAGGTGCAATTGAATATTATAGACAAAGCATTGCTGTTTGTCTTTAAGAGGTATTCACAAAAGATATACCATTTAGGATTAATAGATGGATTTAATTGGAAAGAATGGGAAAAATAAAAATGTGTGATTATCTACTTTTTATCTACTTAGTTTGAAATTGATTAAAAATGATTAAATATGAAATTGTAAAAAAACATTGAAAATATGCATATTTGACAATGTTGTTATAATGTTAAAAAATGAAAAATGAGAACAGTAGGTTCTGGTGTAGTAGCCGATATATTAGAGTAAGAAATATAGTAATAGCAAGGGTTATAGAGATTTATAACACCTTGCTATTTTTCTATTTATCTACTTTTTATCTACTCAGTATTGAATAAAGTCCATATTTTTGATAACTTCATGCTTAATTTCCGGAATTGCTTGTAAATAAATTTCGGTTATTTTTATGCTGCTATGTCCCATTAGTTCTTTTAATGTAACAAGATCGCAACCCTTTGCAAGCATTAAAGTTGCAAATGTATGTCTTAGATCATGGAATGTTCTATAACGCAATCCTACACTCTCAATTCTTCTTTGCCATACTTTTAGAACATTTTTATTACAAATATAAGTGCCATTTCTACTTGGAAATACCATTGATCCTTTTCTTTCTTTATTAATAAGCATATTATATACTGTATCATTCATTGGTATTGTTCTAATAGAATGTTTGCTTTTAGGAGTAGTTAATATTAGTTTATATTTCTTTTTTCTATTTTCATCAAATACTGCAACATTAGTTAAATTATGCATAACATGAATCAATCTATTTTCAAAATCTAAATCACTCCATTGTAAACCTAATATTTCGCCTTGTCTCATACCTGTTGCAAGAGCAAAAACAACAATATCCTGATATAAACTACCATCAAATGCAGGTACTAAAATTTTTATTTCTTCTTCAGTAAAAAAATCAAAATCTAACTTTTGTTGGATAACTTCTTCAGGTTTTACATCTTCCTTTGGTATTGTTGCATTTTCACAAGGATTTTTTAAGGTCAAACCTTCCTTTTCAGCATATACAAAAAAACCATGCAATAGTTTATGTATAGCAATAATTCTTTTTATGCTAACATTTTTATCTGAATGAACCGCTTTCTTTTTTCTTAATCTATCATAAAATTGTTCAATATGAGTAGATTTCAATTCTTTTATGGGACGATTAGAAATAATGTCAGATTCAATATAATTTCTAAATAATCCTTCGTAAGATTCGATAGTAGAAGGTTTCAATTCGCTTTTTTTGTGTTGAAATAACCAATCAGGAAGTGTAGATCCAATTGTAATTATTCCATTGTCAGTTTGTAACCCTAATTTTAAATCTAGTAGATATTGTTCTGCTTTTTCTTCTGCTTCACTTTTGCAAGAACCATAAAATGGTTTCTTGATAGGTGTTCCATCAGCTTTATGACCGATTGTTTTTGTGACTTTGTAATACTCATAACCATTTACTTTAAAATTAGTTTTTTTAGCCATAAAAAATCCTCCATTTTTTCAAATTTATTGCATAAATCACTTGAAAAATGAAGGCATTTATTATAGAATATAAATGTAATCACTTCCACAAGTGGTTATGTCCGGATAATGTGTGACGTTCCGCAAAAAATGTAACACATTATCCACTTTTTTTATGCTTTTGTTATTTTTCCACAATCTTGACAAACTATAACTGATTTTGTTTTACTTCCCTTTTTAGTTAATAATGGAATTAACAAAATAAGTCCACAAGTACAAACAGCAAGTATGATCCAAATTAAAGACATAAATATTCCTCTTTTCTTTTGCTTTTCAACTGCTTGAACTGTTACATTTGTGCTACCGCAATGTTTACATTTAACCATAATACATCTCCTTTCTTTATTTAAAAGCACTTTCATTTTCTGCTTTTACAACTTTTCCTAAAATTTTAATTTGATCATAAATTGATTCTTTTGGAATGTTTATTTTCTTACAATAATTATTCATACCAATTAATTGATAATATTTATCATCTTCACTTAATACTATTTTTCGTATAGTTCGTTGACTGTTTACTTCTATTAAATAAGTTCCTTTACTTTTAGTTTTTACATCATCAATTGTATTTTGCTTAAATATAAGAGCAATATCTCCAACATCTAATAAAGGAAACATAGCATCATCTTCAGATATAAATTCAAAATAATTATTATCTTCAACACTTCCTTCTATTAAATCTGATTTGCTAATACCTAAATAATTCGCTAATAATTCAACTTTATTCATCCTTGGTAATCTAGTCCCATTACACCAACTAGAGATGGCGGACTTATTTATTTTTAAATCATTAATAATATCAGATTGTGTTTTTCCTTTTAGATCCATATAATAATTTAAATTTTTAGAAAAGATTTCTTTATATTTATCCTTAGTTGCCATAATAAAAAACCTCGCTTTCCGTTCATCTGCCTATATTATAATACTAAAAGTAGAAAAAATCAATAAAAAAGTAAAAATTTTTCTACTTTTGGTATTGACAATCTACAAAAAGTAGAATATAATGTGGACAAATATTAAGAAAGGAAGTGATGAAAATGTTACAAATAACACTTACTGCAGCAAGAGTAAATGCAGGATATTCACTAGATCAAACGGCAAAAGAAATGAATAGAAGTAAAAGCACAATAATTAATTGGGAAAAAGGACGAACTTCTATGAAAATCAAAGAATTTGAAGACCTTTGCAATCTTTATAAAATCTCAAAGGATTATATAATTTTGCCTACAACTCTACAAAAAGTAGAAAATGAAAAATAAAAAAGGGAGAAAAAATTATGGAAAATTTAAAAAATGCGGAACGTCACACAAATAAAAAGGAGGAAATATGGAGGAATGGATTAGTCTAAATGAATACATGAGAAGATTCAAAACCGGATATAACGAAGTAAAAAGAAAAATACATAATGGGGAACTAGAATATGACCTTACAGAAGGGGGACATTATAGAATCAAAGTTGGTGGAAATACTGTCAGCAAAGAAATGTACGAAAAGGAAAAAGAAAGAAGAATACAGGCTGAAACCAAACTTAAATTATTAAAAAATATATTAGTGGAAGAGGTAAAAGAAAATGAAAATTAATAAGAAAAAATTTATAGCAAGAATTTTGGAAGTTGGAGTAATAATAGGATCATTTATATTAACACCTATGGCAATTGAATATGCAAATAATTGGAGAGGATATAAAGCTTTCGGAGGAGAATATCTAATACCAGTTTTAGGTTTGTTAATAGCAATGGTTATTGAAACTATTTACGAAGAAAGCGAAAAAAATAAAAAGAAAAACAAAGGAGGAAAACATGCCAAGAGATACTTTGAATAAATGCTATGTATGGCACATTATTACATTAGCAAAAATAAAATCTAACCTAAAAACTATTAGGAGGAAAAAGGAATGGATAGAAATGAATCAAATAATAATGAATTATATTCAAAAATAATAGTAAGACAAGGAGAAGGATTAATGGAAAAAGATAGAAAAATTAAAGAATTAGAAGGTCAATTATTAAAAGAAAGAATGGATCGTATTGAAGATCTAAAAAGTATTGAATGCTGGGCAACAAGTAACTGCTATAACAATCCAACAATATTATTAAGAAAAGTTGCTGAAATTGCATCAGATAAAAGAAAAGAATTAATGGGAGTAAATGCAAATAAAAAAGAGATTAGCTCACACACCGACCAAGATATATAAACTAAACTCTTTTAAAGTATTTTAATAAATACTCATATATTTATTTTAGCAAAAAAACGTTCAAATGTCAATATTGCACCTAAATATATGGTTATTTCGGGAGGCAAATATGGATAGTAAAAATTATTCACATATTTGCAAAATATGTGGAAGAAAATTAAGAACATGGAGAAGCATCCAAAGAGGAGTGGGTGCTACCTGTGAAAAAAAATATTTAGATAATTTATACAAAACTCGACAAATAAATTTTGACACAATATTAGATAAAAATAACAAAAGAAAGGAGAGGTAATATGGGAAAAAATCAAGGCTATTTTAGTCACGACTCAAATGCATTAAATGATATCAAAATATCAGCAATGCGAAGTGATTATGGCTTAGAAGGTTACCGGTTTATACTGGGCAATCATTGAAATGTTAAGAAATATGGATACATATAAAATGCCTCTCGAAAAAAATACATATAGATCTATAAAAATTCAAACTGGGACAAGTATTGATGTTGAAAAATTTATAAAAGATTGTATTTACGAATATAAAGAAACTGAAAATGGAAATGGACTACTCAATACAGATGATAAATACTTCTGGTCTGAAAGTTTACTAAAAAGAATGGTAAAAATGGAAGAGGTAAGTGCTAAAAGAAAGAAAGCAGGAAAAAAAGGTGCAAAAGAAAGATGGGGAAAAAATCAAGAAGCGGAAAACGACAATTCCAAAAGGCAAATTAAAGGTTTTACTAAAAAATATAACAAATATATAGCAAATGCTATAAAAAATAATAGCAAAAGTATAGCAAATGTTAAAAAAAGTATAGCAAAAAATAGCAAAATAAAATCTAAATCTAAATCTAAAATAAAAAATAAAATAATAGATCTACGATCTATCTATCCATCTGATCATAAAAAAGAGGAACCTAAAAAAATGCAGATGGATGAGATTGAAGAGATGGAATTTCAAAGAATTATTAATTATTGTGAATTACATATACTCGATCCTGCACTAGCAATTGAAATTAAAGAAATACTGCGAGAATTGTATTTAGATCCAAAAACTAGAGGAAAAGCGGAAGGTCTAAACTCAAAAAAGATATTATATGCATTACAAAATTTCTCAATTGCTAATACAAAAACTAAAATACAAAAACCTAAAGAATATTTTAAAAAATGTGTATTATCTGCAGCAGATCAAACGGAACTAAGTTTGCAGTATGATACAGATACCATATACGAAATAGGAGGCTTATAACATGAGCATATTACAAAATATATCAAGCGGAAGAACGATTCCAGTATATGAAAAATTAGAACCGAAACCTGATGCAAGTCACATAGTGCAGTACAAAAAGAAAGTTTTATATAAGTATTATAAATGTGATTACTGCGGTGCTGAAATCAAAATTTTAGAGAAGAGGCAAGAAATGACAGGCGGAATCACAACACTACCAAATTCACTTACAAGAAGAGGAGAAGTGAAGATGGCATTATGTAACAAATGCTTAAATCCTGTATTAAGGGAACTAGAAAACGAAAACAAAGGGGTGTAATAATTGCAAATTGATAATATAGATGAAGTTGAAAAATTTGTGGAACAAATGAACTATTTTTTCACAAATATCGAAAGAGTAAACTCTGATTTGAGAAACCGATTAAGAACAAAAGAATTAGAACAAGACGATTTATTACATGAATTAGAACTAAGTAAATTAAATGCTTTTGAATTAGTGAAAGTTGCTAGTAGACTAAAGAAAACTAGAAAAGAAAGAAGAGATATAAAGGACAAAATTGAATTTGTTTATACAGTCAAAGGTTTTTCTGATAAATATAACAATAAGCTAATTACAGGAGATTTAATAAACCTATTAAAAAACATAAAACAATTAAGGAGTAATAGGGAAAATAGAATCTATAACACAAGAGTGTTAGAAGATTTAAAAGTTAGCAAAATGAAAGAAAACAAACAGGAAAACAAAGAAGAAGGGGATGATATTAATGACAATAGTTAGTCAAGATAAGAAAATGATTTGTAACTATGACAATATAGAAGCTATTGGTGTTGGAAATCCATTAGAAAATAACGATGGTAAATTTAGAATATTAATAGCAACAGTAAGTGATAACGAATATTCAATAGCAGAATATAACACAGAAGAAAGAGCAACTGAAGTATTAAATGAAATTGTAACTAGATTAAAAAAGTATTTATTAATAACTGATGATAGAAATAGACCAGCAAATTATCTTCAAGCACCTAAAGTTTTTGAAATGCCACAGGAATAGGAGGAAAAACAAATGATATATGAATTTGAAATGATAGGGGATCCTGTTGGAAAAGCAAGACCTCGAATGAATACAAGGACAGGGAGAGCATATACACCAACAAATACAAAACTTTATGAATACTCATTAAGACAATGGTTCATAAGAGAATATCCTAATTTCAAACCAATAGAATCAAGAGTAAAAGTCACAATAATAGCATATTTTAGTGTTCCAAAGAGTACAAGCAAAAAGAAGAAACAACAAATGCTAAATGATGAAATATATCCAACAGTTAAACCAGACACAGATAATATTGCAAAAAGTATATTGGATTCATTAAATGGAATTGCATATTTAGATGATAAACAAGTTGTTAAATTAGAGGTTGAAAAATATTATGCAGCAAGTGCAAATGTTGCAGTAATGATAGAAGAATTGGAGGGATAGAAATGCCAAAATTAAAAATTAGAGATGGTGTTGATTTAGAAGAATTAGAAAAGTTCGGATTTAAAAGAAGATATAGAAATTGTTATGAATATTTGAGAGAAATACATGAACATGTTGTTTATAGAGTTTATACTACTCCTAATCATGGTTACATACAAGTAGAAGTATTTGAACCAATGAAAATAGCAGGTTCTTTACAATGCTTAATATATGATTTAATTCAAGCAAATTTAATAGAAATGGAGAAGGATTAGATATGAGAGAAATGATTTATTCGACAGATTCAAAAAGAGAAATATTATCAACTGGCTACTGCTTTGGTTTATTATATTTTATTTTAAATTTAGGATTACATCCAACAGCATATATAAAACTACCTAACAATTCAAAAATAGATGAAAACGATATAGATGTTCATGGAGGTGTTACATATTCAGACGACCATTTATGGATTAATGACAATGAAAAACTAGATGGAAAATTTATTGGTTGGGATTATGCACATTATGGAGATTATGGAGGATATGAGGAGCTATTACCAAAAGAATTAAGAAGTGGTGGAAGAAGATGGACCACTAAAGAAATATTTGAAGAGGTTAGACATGCATGTTATCAAATTCAGAAAAAGGAAGGAGAGGCAAAAGATGAAATGCACAGGTAAAGAATGGGATCATTGCCGAGTAGAAAAAATGGGATGCAGAGGATGCTATTATGATGAAAGCAAAATGAATTATCAGGAGAATGATAAAAAATTAATAGAAAGTGCAAATTGTAAATACTATGTTTTTAATGAAAAAATTATAGAAAATATAATAAAGAAACATATAGCAGATATAACATCTGAAGAATGGAGAACATTAATACAAATGCTATATCCTAAAAATATGATTGGAAGCGGATTATTTCAACCAATTTTAATATTCAAAATTAACAAAAATGGAAAAAGAGTAGATCCACCATTAGAAGCATATAACAATGTTAATGAACTAGTAAATAATAATTGCTTAATATTTAGAATGATGGATCATATTCTAAAAAATAGTAAATTAGAGTTTCATAATAGTTGGTATGAAACTAAAGATAAAATAATGAAAGGAGAATAAACCTATGGGAACAAAGAATAAATTAGTTGATTTAAATAATCTATTGTTTGAAGAAATGGAAAGATTAAACGATGAATCACTAAAAGGAGAAGAACTAGAAGAGGAAAGAAATAGAGCAAAAAGTATGGCAAATATAGCACAAACCATTATTAATAATGGAGAACTAGCATTAAAAGCACAAAAGCATTTTGACGAATACGGAAAGCCTGACAATATTCCTGATGTTTTACAGATAGGAGATGGAAAATGATCCATAAATATTCTGCAGAAGAACATCAATTTATAATTGATAATGTAAAAGGAATAACATTAAAAGAATTAACAGATAAATTCAATAAAAAATTTAAATTAAATGTTAGTGAGAGTGCTATTGCAAACCAAAAAGTAAAATTAGGAGTAAGAAGCGGAATAGTAGGTGGAAGATTTGAAAAAGGACACATTCCTGCTAATAAAGGCAAAAAAGGATATATGACACCTGAACAATACGAGAAATGTAAGGCAACAATGTTCAAAAAAGGTAATATTCCAGCTAATAGCAGACCGATAGGTAGTGAAAGAATAGACAAAAGAGACGGAAGTATATTAATTAAAATTCAAGATGGACACCTACAACATAACTGGACATCTAAAAGTAGATATATTTATGAACAAGCACACGGGAAAATACCAAAGGGACATAAAGTAATATTTGCAGATGGAAACAATAGAAATTTTGATTTAGACAATTTAGTATTAGTTTCTAATGCTGAAGAATTAATAATGAATCAAAAAGGGTTATTCAAACAAGATAAAGAATTAACAAAAGCAGGTGTAACGGTAGCAAAAGTTATAAACAAAGTTAATAAAAGGAAAGAGTAATATGCAAGATAAAGACTATGAACAATTATACTATGATCAACTCTACGAAAATAAAAAGCTGAAAGAAAAAATAACAGAATTGGAAAATGAAATTCAAGATCTGAATATCTGCAGAACAAAAAGAAATATTGATTTACAAAAATATATTATGCTGCAGATGAAACGAAAAGGAAAGAAGGATGAAAAATGAAATTCTACGATAAAACAATTTATAAAACTGATAAAAATATAAAGAGTGTAGCATTTATGATAATAATATTTTTTATGGGTTTTATTTTAGGGTATTGTTCTTGTAATTGGGAAAAACAAAATGTAATAAATGAACTTCAAAGAAAAACAAACGAACAATATATAGAAATAGATGCATTAAGAGAAAGTGTACATATATATCAAATGGAAAGGGGAAGAAATAATGAAAATTAAATCATGGGAAGAATCAACAAAGCTAACAAAAAAACAAGCTTTTAGAGTTTTAATAAATATTCCAACTGCAATAATATGTATAGCAACATCAGTAATAAATGAGAATATAGCATGGGGAATATGTGGCTTACAGTGGTTATTAATAGGAATAATAGAATGTACTAGTTTTAAAATATCAAATGCAGATGATTATTTAACAGATATGCAACAAGAACATATTAGGTTACAAGAAGGAATCATAAATGCACTATTAAAGGAAACAGCAATGGAAATTGAAACAGATAAAATAAAAATACCTGAGAATTTTACAGAACCTAAACCAAAGAAGATGAAACAAAAATATATCTATTATAGAAAAAATCACAAATTTGAATCACAAATAATTATTGATCCAAATTACAATTTATTAGATGGATATACATCATATCTAATAGCAAAAGAATGTAATAGACCTTCTGTAATAGTAAAAATTAGGAGGATAAGTGAATGATAGATAAAGATGAAATTATAAATAAATTAAGAAATCGTGAAGACAATGAACTAACTAATTTTAGAGTGGCAAGAGCAGAAATAAATGCAAAACAAGAAGGATATCAAGAAGCAATGGATGATGCAAGAAATATCATAAGGGAGGTATTTCAATGAATATAGAAAAATTAGAAAAATTGAAAACTATTAGTGCTGAAGAAATGCAAAAATGGGAAAAAGAAAAATTACAAAAGAAATTTATGCAGATACAGGAAATTGCAAAACTGGGACAAGATGTAATGTTTGCACAATATAAACAAATACAATTAAATGAAAGAGTAATACATCAAAGAAATCAAGAAAAAGTTACATTAGCAACAATCAGTGTAAAAAATGAAAAGATAATAAAAGCAATGGCTGAACAATTAGCAGGTTTAGCAATATATGATAATGATAAGGAAAATGCAATAATTTTAGGAGATGCAAAAGAGGTTATAAAATACTTTACAAAGAAAGTTGAGGGAAAAGAAAATGAGTAATTTAGCAAAGCAAATAAGAGATACAAAAGATAAAAAGTTAA